TTATTTGATTTCAATTTTGTCCCACTCCCTGCCTCTGTCATCACGATACTGTGATGCCATGGTGTCCGACTTATGCCCGAGAAGATGTTGAGCAAACTTATCGCTTATCTGCTTCTCATAGAGTCTTGCAGACAAACTGCGCAACTCGTGAAAGGTAGGCGGATCCCCTTCGAAGGAAAGACCTGATGCTTTTCGTGCGCGCATAAAATACCTTGATACTGTGCCGGATGAAAGCGGTTCACGACGAGTAGATGCAATTATGGTTTCTCCGCCAAGAATCTCTTTGCATTTATCAAGTGTTTCCTTCATTGATATCCCGAGAGCATCAACATGCAATGTTGTTGGGATGGCAATTTTTACGCCTGTTTTGCTTTGCTCGACATAAAGATATCCATCTACGATATCAGACCACTTCATTTCGCATAAATCACCAACTCGCTGCCCGGTAACAACAGCCAGTTCCATTGCAAGTCTGAGCCAACATGGTGATGATTCTGCTGCTTGATAAATTTTCAGGTATTCGTCAGCCGTAAGTCTTGATCTCCTTACCTCTGATTTTGCTGCGCGAGTGGCAGCGACAGGGTTTGTTGTTATATGGCCTTGTCGCCGCTACTTCGCGCAAGAAATCGACTTCCCATTTCTCCCATGGAGTCTTTTTCATAGGCGATACCGTTATTTGATAAGAAGTGAAGGTTTCCCAACTTTGAGTTGAGCGCCGGGGATATTTATTCCTGCTTTTAGTTGGTGTTTGATTGCCAGTTTGTCGGCTTTAATTGTTGTTTCAAACTCAACGTATTCAGGAGGAAGGGCGCTTGAGTCGATTATTTCTACAATTTCTGACGGTTTGCGGATTGTTACCTGGTGAATACCTGCTCTAATCTTTTTCTTGCCTACCATTTCAAGCGATGACGCTATATATGATATGATGCTGTCAATCTTATTTTGAATTACTGCGGCTCGCTCATTCAGTGACTTTGCCTCTTCCTTGAGGCGTTCAGCATAACCAGATTCATTTTTAATGACGGAAAGAAGTTGCTCTATTTTATCGGTAAATTCTCCTTCCATGCCTTCTATTGTGTCAGCAATCATCTCTGGCTCTAAATCTGAATCCATCAATTTTGCGTATTCATTGGCTATTTCATATAGTTTACTCACTGGCAACCTCCAGTTTCGCTTTGCATTCTATGTAAATGGCTTGTACGTTATGCTGCAATTTCATTCCAGATGTCAGGCGATATGCTTCTGCAAAATATCGCTTCAAATCATCCATGTTTTCTGCCTGAGCCATTTCATCACAAAGAAGTTGTGCTTTATCCGTTATTTCCTGCTGGCGTTTCCGTTCATCTTCGCGGATATCTTCCTCTGATTTGTACGGCATAACTGGTTCAGTCCATACACCTTCTTCTTCGTTTAGTACGTGAATAGCACTATCAAGACGTGATGCCTTAGGCCAATACTTGCTTGCACGCTTTACGACCGTCTTTCGCGCCATCTCATTCCAGTGATTTACCCATGGTCCTTTATCGCTGAATGCCGCCTTGCTTGTTTTCCTTACAGCCTCAATTTCAGCCAGACTCATCTCTTCCGTTAGATAATCACCTGCTGGCGTCTTAACTGTGCAGTAAACGCCAACGATATCACCACGATCACCGAAGGCGTTGTATTTATGGGTTGGTGCTTTATCAAGCCCGTTTGACTCATAGGTATCGTTAGCATGAACAAGTTTTGCCTGACCCCATGAGATAACACCAGACTCCATTGCAATATGGAGCAATCCCATATAACTGATATCAAGGCAAACCATGCCGTCGCGCGGAACTAGATAAGCAAGTTTGCTGGCTGGGTTTAAGGTGATGCCGATCGCCGCAACATTGATGATGGCGTAGGGCGGTGTAATACTTCTGAACTTATTGCTTCTTCGCGGGCCAGTACGCCGTTAGCTAATGCCTTTGCCTTTAAACGCTCACGACGACGAGAACGTGAATTGCCTTTGAACTGAGTTCTGCGTGTCATATAGACCTCCTGGTGAACTTTGGCGGTGAATACAGCCGGGCGACTAACTCCGGTAGCGTAATCATTGCAAAGCGCCTCCGCCGAGAAGGTTAGCTTCTGCATTCACCCCAAAGTTCACTTTGGTTATTGCGCTTTGTCAGCGCCGTAGATTCATATTTGAATCGTTGTATATTCACCGCCCTGGTGAGTAGTGCGTCCTGCTGATGTGTTTAGTATCACCGCCAGTGGTATTTATGTCAACACCGCTAGAGATAATTCATCACCGCAGATGGTTATCTGTATGTTTTTTATATGAATTTATTTTTTGCAGGGGTGCATTGTTTGGTAGGTGAGAGATCTGAACTGCTATGTTTAGTGAGTTGTATCTATTTATTTTCAAATAGATACAATTGGTTATGTGTTCTTGGGTGAGGGGGATCGTGAGGCAAAGAAAACCCGGCTCTGTGGCCGGGAATAACATTTAGGAATCAAGGTCAGGTAGCATGATTTTCTCAATCAACGTCAATGCCCTTTGGTCTCGTTCAGCAAAATATTTAGGAGCGTACTGAGGCAGCCACACTTCGTTGAAGTATTGTTTGAAATCTGCAATATTCGTTTGGGTATAGACGTACCGGGAATGTCCGGCCATCTGGGTACTCATGGTTATATGTTGGGAATGTCTTCGGCTCAACCCCCCGGTTGTCACGGAGCCATTGCGAGAAAACCCTACCCTCTGAAATATCAGGGACCATTTTTTCTGGCAGCGTATATCCGGCCTGTTCAAGTGGCGCAACCAAGTTAAACGTCAGTTCATTAAGCATAGAAAAGTGCGTATGAGGAACTCTGCCTCGGTTTGTCATATACCGCTTAAGGTGGATAGGGAGTTCGGCAGGCGCTCTTTAACCTGACATCCACTCACGCACCCATCTCGATACTTGCACTGCAAATTTTGGAGATAGCCACTGAGCTAAATTAATTGCGATGTCTGGATGAACCCAAGTCCCTTGATTCTCTGCTCTTCCGCCTTTAAATGATTGAATTAACTCCGATATGGGAATCCCCATATCGCGTGATAATTCATCAAAAAAATCTTGTGTTGTTTTTAGTCGTGTATAGTCAGCAAGTAGCTTCCCCGCAGACTTGCACATCGCGGTGGCATTGATGTATCCGTCTTTGGTGCGAAGATGGATGACTTCTCCATCAACTTCTCTAGCGATTAATGCAAGTTGAAATTGTGTCATAAATCATCCTATTACGTGAAAAATAAAACAATCACCCAAACGTCTCTTCTGGCCACTGGCTGGCGATAACTTTCCCCACAACGGAACAACTCTCATTGCATGGGATCATTGGATATTGCGGGTTTAGTGGTTGTAGAAACACCTGACCGCTATCCCTGATTAGTTTCTTGAAGGTAAACTCATCACCTCCAAGTCTGGCTATGCAGAAATCACCTGGCTCAACAGCCTGCTCAGGGTCAACCAGAATTAACATTCCGTCAGGAAAGCTTGGCTTGTAGCCTGTTGGTGCGGTCATGGAATTACCTTCAACCTCAAGCCAGAATGCAGAATCACTGGCTTTTTTGGTTGTGCTTACCCATTTCTCCGCATCGCCTTTGGTAAAGGTTCTAAGCTCAGGCGAGAACATCCCGGCTTGAACATGAGAAAAAACAGGGTACTCATACTCACTTCTAAGTGACGGCTGCATACTAACCGCTTCATACATCTCGTAGATTTCTCTGGCGATTGAAGGGCTAAATTCTTCAACGCTAACGTTGAGAATTTTTGCAAGCAATGCGGCGTTATAAGCATTTAATGCATTGATGCCATTAAATAAAGCACCAACACCTGACTGCCCCATCCCCATCTTGTCTGCGACAGATTCCTGGGATAAGCCAAGCTCATTTTTCTTTTTTTCATAAATAGCTTTAAGGCGACGTGCGTCCTCAAGCTGCTCTTGTGTTAACGGTTTCTTTTTTGCGCTCATGCATTAAATCTATCACCGCAAGGGATAAACTTCTAACACCGTGCGTGTTGACTATTTTACCTCTAGCGGTGATAATGGTTGCCTGTACTAAGGAGGTTGTATGGAACAACGCATAACCCTGAAAGATTATGCAATACGCTTTGGGCAAACCAAGACGGCTAAAGATCTCGGCGTATATCAAAGCGCGATTAACAAGGCCATTCATGCAGGCCGAAAGATTTTTTTAACTATAAACGCTGATGGAAGCGTTTATGCGGAAGAAATAAAGCCCTTCCCAAGTAACAAAAAAACAACTGCATAAGTAACACCGCTCTTTTCACAATGGACATTCGTCCTACGTCGCTGACAAAGCGAGCCCCAAGATATCTGACCAACTAAGGCCATATGCGTTTCCACGCATACCTTTCAACTAACTATTCACTATTGGAAAATTAACAAATGACACAAGCAAGTTATAGCAAGCCAACACAGCGAGAAATTGATCGCGCTGAAACTGATTTACTCATCAACCTGTCAACGCTTACCCAGCGCGGTCTGGCAAAGATGATTGGCTGTCATGAATCGAAGATAAGCAGAACGGACTGGAGGTTTATTGCTTCGGTCTTGTGTGCTTTCGGAATGGCATCAGACATCAGTCCGATTAGCAGGGCTTTTAAGTATGCATTGGATGGAATCACAAAGAAAAAATCCCCGGCCGCCACCGAGGATTTTAAGCAAATTGATATGCAATTCTGAGGTCATTACTGGATCAATCTACAGGAGTAATTATGACAAAACGTCGTAAGAAATACCAGGAAAAAGAAGAGATTCGACACCCTGATTCACCTGAGGGATTAGTGGTAGCCGCAGCAAATAACAGGGCGTTCGCAGAGCGCCTTGTTGGTGTTTACAGACTAGCCAAAGTAGGAGTGAAACATGGGCGTCGTTAAGTTAGCTGATTGCTGGCATTCTTGAATAGCCGACACCTTTGCATCTTCCGCACTCTTTCTCAACAACTCTCCCCCACTGCTCCGTTTTGGCTATATCAACCGCACGGCCTGTACCGTGGCAATCTCTGCATCTTGCACCCGGCGTCGCGGCACTACGGCAATAATCCTCATAAGCGAATATTGCGAGCACTTGCAGTACCTTTGCCTTAGTATTTCCTTCGAGCTTTGCCACACCACGGTATTTCCCCGATACCTTGTGTGCAAATTGCATCAGATAGTTGATAGCCTTTTGTTTGTCGTTCTGGCTGAGTTCGTGCTTACCGCAAAATGCAGCCATCCCGAATCCGGCCTGTGATTGTGCCATCCCCATAGCAGCCATCACATCAGTACCGGAAAGAGAGTCAGAAGCTGTAGCCCGTGGTGAGTCGCTAATCATCGGGCTTTTTGGCGAATGAAATTTAGCTACGCTTTCGAGTCTCATGCGCCTTCTCCCTGTAATCGACCAGAATCATGCCAACACATCCTTTTTCTCGCTTGATTCGACGACTTTCGCTGACGATTTGAGCCAGAGATAATCCCGGCGTGTCGTCGATGTAAAGCAGGTCGATTTCACTCAAGCGATTGGCTGTTTCGATCGCCCTGTTGAAGTCACCATCGTAATCACCCTGATAGCCGTCATCAGCGTCATTTGTCGCCGGAAGGTAAAAAATATTCGGGTTAACACCAGACTTCTGCCCTACCAGTTTTTCCAGTATCTGGTCACCTGGCATTTCAAGGCTGAACATCAGAGCGGGCTTTTTCTCATGCACTGCGCAGTTGATTGCCATCTGGCTGTATAGCGTCGTTTTCCCCATCTTAGGGCGAGCGCCAATGACAAACAGAGAGCCTTTCACCAGACCTTTCGGTGACAGCATCCTGTCCAGCGATGGGATCCCTGTGCTCATTCCTCGTTGTTCGCCTGACGGGTCAAATCGCTTCTCAAGGTCGCTAACCCAGTCTTCCATGACCTCACCAAATGAACGAAGGCCGCGACGCGATCCGGTTTTTGCATGGTCTGTCAGTTGCGTGAAAATCGACTGAATAGCTTCGTACTTCTGCGTTGCAGTCATTCCGTTGCGGGAATAGAGCAATTCCGTCGCTTCAGTCATACGGTTGATGGCGTAGCGTTCCATTGCGGTTTCACGAACCTGCATTGCATAGGCAACGATGTTTGCTGCGCTTGGCGTGTTCTTTGCGATCTCAGCGATATAAGCAAAACCGCCAACAGACACAGTTAACGATTTACGCTCCAGTTCATCGAAAAGCGTCAGGCCATCTACTGGCTTTTGCTCCCGGTGCATTCTGGTTATTTCTTCGAAAAGGATTTTGTGTGGCCGGCTGTAAAATGAATCAGGCTTCAGCATCGCCAGAACCTTCTGGACGCGCTCACTGCTGTCATCATCCAGAAGCAATCCACCAATCACCGCCTGCTCTGCCTCGATGCTATGGGGCGGCGCATAAAAATTATCGGTCATCGTGTTCACCCTCACGAACTTTCAGGTAGGTATTATCGTTAAGCAGGAAATCAAATCCCTTTTTGTGCCAGACAGTTCCGCGTTGATGGTTTGGACGCTCTTCGAACATCCATCGGCAATTTTCGCCTACGTAGCTCAAATAATTTCTCCAGTCCTGCATCGTGAACCCATGCCCGTCAAGCTGGCGGGTTATCACTCCGGCTTTGCGCCAGAACGTTCGGATCTGGTTTTTACGCTTGTCATTCAGTGCGCGGATTCTTGGCGCTTCAGGAAGGATTTCGTGGTAAGCATCGACAACATCCTGACAGCTGACGGAAGGTTTTTTCTTGTCAGACTTTTTGTCTGCTGTAGCACTCTCTAATACGTCAGTATTAGAGATATTATTTATATTATTGTTTATGGACAACCGTTGGACAACCGTTGGACAATCTCCGCTGAGAGCCGCACCATTACTGGTGTTTGCGTTGGACAACTGTTGGACAACCGTTGGACAATTTTTTGCCTGAAAATCGTCATATTTAACGATTGTAAACAGGCTAAATTTCTTCCCCATCGAGCAAATATTAAGCATACCTTTCGACTCAAAAGTCCGTAATAAGCTCCGAACTTTGTTGTCGGGGATGAATGTTTCTCTGACCAGCGACGGGCGTCCAGTTATCATCTGACCGCGATCAACAGTTATCGGACCGATATCCGTATTGACGACAGTAGATTCGTGATTAGCCTTGAGGATTAAGTGAAGCCAAAGATGTACTGCCTGAGAGTCCTTATAGAGCCTGCTGTCCATAAACTGGCGGTGTATAGAGACATACCCCATACTGGATGCCTCCTGATGTTGTACAGGGTTATGCCTGTAAACTCAAATCAACAGCCGCCGGACGTTACCAGCTTCTTTCCCGTTGGTGGGATGCCTACCGTAAGCAGCTTGGACTGAAAGACTTCTCTCCGAAAAGCCAGGACGCTGTGGCACTGCAGCAGATTAAAGAGCGTGGCGCTTTACCGATGATTGATCGCGGTGATATCCGTCAGGCTATCGACCGTTGCAGTAATATCTGGGCTTCACTGCCGGGCGCTGGTTATGGTCAGTTCGAGCATAAGGCTGACAGCCTGATTGCAAAATTCAAAGAAGCAGGCGGAACGGTCAGAGAGGTTGAGGTATGAGCAAAGTCACCGCGATTATCTCCGCTCTGGTTATCTGCATCATCGTCTGCCTGTCATGGGCGGTCAATCATTACCGTGATAATGCCATCGCCTACAAAGAGCAGCGTGATAAAAAAGTCAGTGAGCTGAAGCAGGCGACTGCCACCATTACTGACATGCAGCAGCGCCAGCGTGATGCTGATGCACTCGATGCTAAATACACGAAGGAGTTAGCTGATGCGAAAGCTGAAAATGATGCTCTTCGGCGCAAGCTTGATAATGGTGGCAGGGTGCTCGTCAAAGGAAAATGCCCTGTGCCATCCTCAGCCGAAACCTCCAGCGCCTCCGGCATGGGCAATGATGCCACCGTCGAACTCTCTCCAGTTGCTGGACGAAACGTTCTCAGTATCAGATCTGGAAATCCAGCGTTTGTTGCACAGGCACAACAGGCGTTTTCCGGTCTTAATGAGCAGCAACGCAACGATATGGGCGATTTAGCCATGAGGGCTAACGTCGCTCTTTCTCAGGGACCGGAAGCCTACAGTAAATTCATTACTGACAACAAGGACAGGTTAAATCGTGTGGGGGCTAATGCTGACTGGATGATTCAGACAGGTATCCAGAATCCAGAGCAGCTATCACACATGCTGACTACTATGTCTCTCGGTGCACTTGGGCCAGAAAAGGCGTTTGCTGTTCAGGACAAGATAGCTGGTCGTGAGATTGACCGAGGCAGACTGGCAGAGACAATCCGCAGCAATCAGGCCAGCGAAGCACTTCAGGCGAGAGGGCAGGATATTAGCCGAGCAAATGCGTTAACGTCAGCATATGCACCAACAGCCGCAATGCAGAATTACAATCAGTACGCGCAAATGTTAAAGGCGGATCCAGATGGTGCAGCGGCATTTGCGGCAGCGGCGGGAATTAATCCCAATGCTAAGAAATTACTTAAGGTTGAAACCAATCCTGATGGCTCGGTAACTAAGTATTACACCGATGGCAGCGAGGAAGCCGGAAAACTAAACCAACCTATATCTGGTGATGGCATTAAACCAATTAGTTTGCCACAAGCGCAAAGCATCATAGATAAGGCTAATGAGGGTTCCAAGAAGGCGGCAGGATTTGCTTTGCGATTAAAAGATTCAATGGACTCAATGAATCAGCTTAGTAAAAGCATTGACCCTAAGCGAGTTGCATTAATAAATCGCTCTCTTGGTGATGGGACTATTGCAAATTTAAGCCTATCACCAGCGGAGCAGCAATATATGGTAAATGCGAGAGACGCCTTGTATGCAATTTTGCGCCCAGAAACAGGTGCAGCAATTACTCTGCCAGAGATGCAGGAGTATTCCAAAATGTACCTGCCTCAGCCTGGTGATTCCAAGGCTGCTACTGAAACAAAAATGCGAAAAATGCAGGGCCAATATAACTCATTACGTGGTCAGTCTGGTCGCGTTTATGATGCTTTGGTGGTTTCAAGTGTTGCAAATAGTCAACAACAGAGCAATAGCCAACAACCGACAAATACCCAACAGCAGCAGAGTCAATCCGGATCATATACCTCAAAATCAGGCATTCAATTTACGGTGGAATGATGAAAGTAACTGCAAACGGTAAGACATTTACCTTCCCTGATGGTACGAGCACGGAAGATATTGGCACCGCCATTGATGAGTATTTTGCTGGTCAGGCTGTTCAGCAACAAACAGTTAATCAGGCCAATAATGAACCAGCACGTGAAGAACCATCATTGATGCAACAAGCTGGCGATTGGCTCACAGGTGGTCAAAGTGCAGGGCAAATTGCAGAGCAGGCTGGTCGTGGTCTGGTAAACATACCATTTGACGTATTGCAGGGCGGCGCAAGTCTGATTAATGCAATCAGTCAGGGGCTTGGTGGACCCAAGGTTTTGGATGATGTTTATCGTCCAGTAGACAGACCGACAGACCCATACGCACAAGCCGGTGAAACAATTGGTGGGTATTTAGTTCCAGGAGTTGGAACGGCAGGAAGCATGGCTATTGGATCACTGGCAGAGGCCGCAAATCAGAAAGGCGATTTCGCACAAAATGCAGCTAAAAATGCCGGAGTTAACCTTGCCGCTCAGGGGGTTCTTTCCGCAGCAGCAAAGGGAATAGGGCGTGGAATAACGGCTATAAAAGGTGATATTGCGCCAGAAGTGGCGAAGAAAATTGCCACATCAGAATCGATGGGCGTGACACCAATGACATCTGATGTTATCCCGCCGAAAAATGCTTTCACTCGCGGCCTTACTCAGGATGCCGAGGGGGCTTTGCTCGGGACAGGCTCAAAGCGAGCGGAGCAATATGCAACGCGTAGTAAGTTGGTAAGTAATTATTTTGACCGTTTTGGTGAGTACAACCCGGATGATGTGGTGAAATCTCTGACCACCACGTTAAGGGGACGGAAGGATGCCGCTGGCGCTGTTATCAATGACGTCACCAATAAAATGGGGAATGCCGCAGTTGATACCACAAACACTATGAATGCTCTGAATACAGCGATCGCAAGACAGGAACGGCTTGGGACGTCTGCCAATCAAAGCCTGCTTACATCCTTGCGTAACCTACGCGAAGAATTAGCAAACCCTGCAACTGATTTGGATGTTACGTTTGATCTCTTGCGTCAGCACAGAACAGCATTTAGATCTAATGTTCAGGGAGATGCTATGGTCTTCCCCAACCAGGCAAAAGCAGCTACCAATATGGTAGAGAATGCAATGTCAAAAGACCTTCGTAACGCAGTTGCTAAAAACCTCGGTGCATCAGACGCAGCAAAATACCTTAAAGCAAATTCAGATTATGCAAACGTTTATAATAAGGTGCTTAATAAAAACATTGCTAACAAGCTCAACAAGGCAAGCAGTGAAGCCAGTCCTGAACTTATAAATACCGTTGTATTAAGCAGAAAACCATCTGACGTGAAACGAATCTGGAGCGCATTGGATGATAAAGGGAAAGATGCTATGCGTGCAGCTTACGTCAGCAAAATAGCGGAAAAGGCCGGTGACTCTCCAGCCAAGTTCATCACTGAAGTTAATAAGCTTAAATCTCAGTCAGGCGGTGAAATTTACAACACTATTTTTTCTGGAAAGCACATGAAAGAGCTCGATGCTCTTCATGAAGTTCTACAGCAAACAGCAAGGTCAGACACCGCAAATGTAGTAACTCAGACGGGGCAATCACAAGCCAACAGGATAAGGACGATTGGCGCAACTGCGACTCTTGGAGTATCAATGGGGCTTGAGGCTGGTTTTGGTGCAATGATGCGTTTGTATGAGTCCAAAGCAGCAAGGAATGCGCTCTTACGTCTGGCAAACACTAAAGCTGGAACGCCAGCTTATGAAAGAGCGCTAAATCAGGCTGCTACTGCCGTGCGCCCGCTCTTAGCTAACGAAGCGACCCGGCAGTAGCACTGTAAGCCAAGGACGGCATTTATTTTATAGTTTTTATGAATTCTTTATTAAATCCCTTAGCTTCTCCGGGGTATCTTCCAAAGACAATTTTTATAAAAACAGAAAAAATAAAGATAGCAACGCTTAACAACAGTTGCAGTATCATTGGAACCCAAAGAACTACAGGCTCTATATTCATGAAACCAAATATTCTTCCGGCGATCATGGCGAAGTACCACACTGTTATCAGCAAACTTAGTGGCATATGAATTACTGATATTACCAATCCAAGAGCATCAGTAATTCTATTTTCAAATTTTTCAGGGGAAAACTTTTCTTTAAGGTAATTCAGTGCGCAGGCCTCATTCTCTGGATTTTCAGCATTTTTCCCTATAGCAATAGAAATCTCAGATATCCTTGATTCAATTCTTTTGCGTTTAATAAAACTAGAAAAAAAGAACCACGCAATCTGCAACCCTATCCCCATAAATAGAGTTGCGGCAACTAGCACAGCGTAACTCATAGAATCAGACAC